CCTGCGTGTTCAACCATTATTTCCCAGTAAGTAGAATTAACCTGTATCTCAGAATAACAATCTCCTCCGCAGTAAATATCCTCAGGCATCGAATAGGTCATACCAGATAAATTAAAAATACCTATTAAAATAAACACCAAAGGTACTGTTCCTCCAAGAAGCTTTGCTACAGTTTGCCATTTCATTTAATCACAAATTTTAATTAGATTATGTGGATTTTTTCCCTCGTATCTTTATTTTTTTATCTTTTATTTTTCCCCAGGTCTTTTCTGTTGTTATCTTTCCTCTTGCAACATCACCTAACAAGTGGTTAATTGTTTTTAATCCAATAACCTTAAAATGCTCACAAACATGGTTTGTTGATACATATATTGGATATTTTAGCTTCTTAACTTTCCTTGAAAACATATAATCTTCACTATATGCTATGTTACCCCACTCGTTGTATTGAAATCTAAACCAATTACCTGGTATGTTCTCTAATACATCTCTTCTCATTATTATACATCCACATCCAACACCATCAACTTCCAACAAACCATATTCATCAATTCTATCGTTATAATCCGACATGTTAACCATTGTATATCTATCACCAACCGTTGATTTCATAACCAACGGGTGTGGTACACCGTTTTGCATACCCATCACCGTAGCACTAACAACAGGTCTATTATAACTTATTATCTCCAACAAATTAAGTGGAGGTATATTATCACTATCTATCATAACCAACCATTTATTTTCTGGCTTCTCTAAAAACCTATGAACTATTTTATTCCTGTTGGCATCAACTGGGTTTTTATAACTAAACATTATAGTAATATCAAACCCTTCTGGTTTTTCCATTGCTGTTAGGAACTTTGCAAGATGCATTGAAATCTCACTTGCATTTGGTCCTATTGTTGGTATTGCTACCACTATTGCATCTTTCTTCTTCATCTACATAACACCTCTATATTAGTCTACGTCTAATTTCCAAGTTACTTCCAAAGAATCTCCGGACTCAACGTTAATATCACTTATAAACTGAGCACAAAGCATATCTCCTGTGGAGTCTGCATTAAGTACAGCAGATTCATTTATTGTACCTGTTGCGGTAAAAGCAAAGGTATTTACAAACTGTGAAGTATCTCCAGTAACATCTGTGGTTTCACTACTTGTGGTTGCGGTATCTCTTGATGTTTCTGTTACTAATTCCGTATCTCCAACAGCAAAAGCTTCTGTTGAACCAGTTCCTATAGCTATATTAGTAAAAGCGTCTCCTGCTCCAATTATTAGTAAAGCAACCTCAGCTTTTCCTGTATTAACTACAGTATTACCAACATTAAGCCTCTCCATTTTTAGGTCACCGCTTGCATCATAAAGCCTGTAGTCTACTTTTCCACTCAAACCGACATCTTCGTTTGTGCCTTTGTTTTCATATTTACTAAACTTCATTTTTTCGCCTCTTTTATTTTTTCTATTTTAACATTCGACCCAACACCCTTAACACGTGTACGGGTAAACGATTGTTTTATTACATTGTTCTTGTCTTTCAAAACAACCATAAGACCACCCTTACTATTTTCTTCAAACTTTGGCTTTGTAAGGACTTCCTTCTCTATTATTTCTGCCATTATATCACTCTCTTGCTATTTTTTTATCAATCCAATAAGGAAGGTTTTCTTGATTCTTTAATTTATAAAATAACCATACATATTTATCTCCAAGATGTGCAATACTAAATTGAAAACGACCTTCCAATCTTAAACTATTTTTTGGGAAATCAGATGACTCTTGTGGTCTTCTTGCTTCTTCTGATACTTTTATTTTAAAGTCATCCGAATGTATTAATAAACATATTTTATGATCTTCTACAATCTCTGGTAAATAAATTCCTTTTGACATTATAGTAAAAATTCCTGGAAGTTCTTTTGTTGCACCAGGATCTCCAATTGGAGCAACACCATGTACCTTCAACCATGCCTTTGGTTGAATTGGTTTATCAACAACGTTTAATTTTTTTGTTTTAAGCAATTTATTTGTAAGTATGTTCTTCTTAGTTACGTTTGCAGGTTCTGTAATTGTGAAACCTTGTAGGTGCTCACCAACATCAAATCTCATATCAGAATGGTTCGAAGCACCTCTCTCATGCCATTGTAGTATCCACTTTCTTGGAACACCCCTTTCAATAACATTTTTAAAATCTTCTTGTTTATGTTCTGTGAAATTTTCTGATACTTGTTCATATAAAAACACAACATCTTTATCCCAAAACGGTTCTGAAACAAAACTCTCTAAAACCTGATCTATTAAACCTTCACGCAGATTTCTTTCATATTTTTCTTTTGGATATTTAACTTTTGGTATATCGCTTAACAGCTTTGTCTTAATTGGAGTTGTATTCTTTAACCCCCTTTTTTTTAATTCTTTAATCATTAATTTGTGTGCATTCCATATATCTTCTTTGTTCCAACCATTTTTTAGTTTATATTCCTTATTTTTTTCTAATTTAGAATACCACTTGTTTAATATTTTATGGTCTTTAATTAAAATATCTTTTGATATGTCGCCAATTGTTTTTATATAATCTTCATATCTTTTATCTAGTAACTCTTCTATTAATTTAAAATCATCTATAAAAAATGTTTTTTCGTCTGGTAAAATTACATCCTTTGGAACATCAAATGGTTTAAAATCAAAAGAAAATACAAAATCTTTATCCTCTTCCTTTGGTTCAAATAAATAAATAATACCATAAATTTTATCTTCACCAAATAAATAAAGTTCTTTGCCTATAAAATCAAAATATTGCTTATCTAAACAAATCTCTTTTTTTTCACCGTTTAATATTTTCTCTGCTTCTAAGTCATATAAACCAAAACCAAGCCTTCCTGTTTTATTTAATAAATTTTCTAGTTTTAATCTCAATCCATCGAAAACAACATTTGCTCTAGAATCTATACCTTTTATTTCTCTAACGGTATCCTTCCACACAGGAACATCCAAACCAATTTGTGTAAACATCAAAACCTTTGGATCAAAATCTTTTAATAGTTTTGGAAGAGTTTTCTTTATAGAACAATGATTGTCTACCTTCTCATCCCAACCACCACCATCCCATATAAGAACATCAACATCCTTCAATAACTCTTTGGATTCTTTTGGTATCTTCTCGGAACTTGGAGCATTCGTATCAGAACAATAAAAATATTTATCATTATCTTCTTCAAACAAAAATCCAAAGTTTGGATACTTTTCTGATGTTTTAGAACAAGGCATTCGTATTGGTGTAATTGTTTTTCCTCCAAGTCTAAATGATTTGTATGATTCTATAAAATTAATATCAAACTTATCCAAAGATTCTGGTGAAAAAGAATCCAAAACACGTCTGTATGTTTCCTCTTCTAAAAAAATTGGAGTTTTGTCTCCACGTGCTAATCTATTTAAATTAGCCAATCCACCAACAGAACCTTTCAATCCATTTGTTATTAATATAGAATCAATTTCACTAATATTACCAATGGCAATTTGTTTTTCTATATCTTCAGTAACGTTTATAAGTATGTTTTCATTACCACTTAAAAAAAGAGATGATTGTAATCTTCTATCACGTGAAAGTGGTCTTCTCGCACTTTCACAAACAACACTATCAATACCTTCTACTGGAATTCTAGATGTGGGCCCAGTACCAACAAACACTAGTTCTGTCACTTAACTTCACCAGGTATTTTATCTTTTTTCTTTTTTTCAATTCTTTCCTCAAAGTCATCCTTTCCCTCGTTCTCTGCAGGTCGTGCTGTTTCTACTTTAAGCTCTGGTAGCTTTTCTGTTTTTCTTATTATATTCTCAAGTTCGGTATCAACTGTTAATAATTTTGAATTTACATAATCCTTTAGTCTTTCCATTTTATGAGGATCTTGCCAAACCATTTTAGGTTTCGCACCAAAGTCTCTCTCTTCTGCTATTACAGAAAATATTTTATCTTCAACAACATTAGAAATAGACTTCTGTAACATTGAAATGTTTCTCCTAAATAACTCATCTTGCTTCTCCAACGTTGCCTTGTTTGTATCCTCACTTATACCAGTAATATATGGTCTTGGAATACCTAAACCAGCAATTATAAGATCAACAAAATATTTTAAAGAAACTTGCATTTTTTCTGGATTTCTTGATTCAAGATATTCAATAGACACCCACTCAGGTATGGTAATAGAATCGCTTGTTTCCATGTTTCTGAGTTGTTTGTCCATCCAATCTATATCTTCCTGTGTTGCTGTTTTGTTTTCATTACCACACTTTGCAACTATTATTGGATAACCACGTCTATAAACAGCTTCTCCTAAACCATTCTCTATGTTCATTTTAACTTCAATTGTATTATAAACAGGCTCTATTAAACCAATACCATTCAAAGAATCTCCAATTGTATATAATCTAAAATGAACTATCTCATCACTATCAAATTTAATAACTGGTTTTCCATCTTGTCTTCCTAGCTTTTCTGGATCTATTTTTGAAGTATCGAATCCATAAGGAAGGTGCTGTACATAACCAACAGGTAGACCATCGTCTCCATATAATATATTTTTATTGTTATCACGTTTAAAATCCATTGTTTTTGGATCTATCCAATCCAAAGAAACAACTCTAGAACCAGTTTCGTTTTTAATAAGTTCAATATAACAATTTCCATATATACAAAGGTTTTGTACTATCTTTAAAAGAATAAAACGAAAATCACAATTTTCCATAAAATCTCTAATTTCTTCTTCGTCTTTTGTATTAGCAGCAACAATGTCAAAATCATATGTAAGAAATTCCTGTACCATTTTATTTATTGCATTAAAAATTAAACCATCTCTAACATAAACCAATTCAAGTTTATCTGGTGATATTCTTGCTAATTTTTGTGGAACACGTTGTGAAATTGGTCTAGAATAAACTTTTGTTTTTGTTTTGCTTTTTAGAAAAATAGATTTAAGGCTAGAAGTGAATTTCATGGTATATATATTGTCTAAATAGGAATATAAAGCTATCGTTTAAAACGCAACATTAAGTGGATTTTTATTACTAGTCTTCCTATTTTCAGAAGCTGATCTTCTTTTATGTGTTGCCATATATCTAACACCAGATGAAAACCGTCTACCAGCTTCAAGCGCCAAAGCCAAAGAATCTACACAATCATCGTGTTTTGCAACAGATTTGTATAATTTATATGACGATTCTCTATCAACAATTATATGAGTAAGCTCTTCAACCAGTTGGTCTGTGATTGACATTGTTGTAGAATCGTTCTGATCTCTTGGTATTGTAACCTCAGAACCACCAAATACATTAACTAAATTAACATATAACTCTTTTTTGTTCTTTGCTGCAAAATCAAATCCCATAACAGGTAAACCACGAGCACGCATCTCAGATACAAATGTTCTACCAAAATTTGAAGCATCTGCTAGAATACGTATTGGCTTAAAATCATTATTTAGTTTTTCCAATCTACATATTTGTTCTCTCCAATGAACACCACGCATCCTTTCCATTTTCAATACTACATAATTGTCACCTATTTTTTCAACAACTGTAAACACACTCCAATCTCCTGTTGCTGATAATGCAAAATCAGCACCGATAAATATCTTTCTTTCCTGATTATCGTTTTCGATGCTATTAATAAATCTACTTTTACCATCAAAACATTTTATTATCTTTCCAAGTGGTATTGGAGCATCCTTACCAGAAGTAATATTTAATAGATATTCACGATTGTAATCAAGTGCACCCATCTCTTCTCTAGCATCGTCTAAAACATCTTGTGGAAGTCCTTCTGGGAAAAGAAGTACACCATCTTTTGTTGCAGGATATTCCGTAAACTCAAATTTCTTGTTCTCCTTAAACTTCTGCATCAAATCTATTAGTGTTCGTGGTGTGCCTATTGCCATCAAATGACCACCCAAACGTTTTATTGTTGGTGATACAGCAGAATTATATATCTCTACATCTCTATATAAGGATACTTCATCTAGAATTAACCAATTGACATGGAGAGTTCTAATAGAATCAGAGAATGGTTTACATCTAACGGAACAACCAGTGGAAGTATTCAATAGAGTTTTTGTCCATGATAGATTTTTGCTTAATGGTTTCAAAACGTTTAGTATTTCATTGTCTTCAATATAGTTACGAACCTGCCCAAGTAGATATTTAGAATTGTCAAGATTGTTTGATACTACAAGGAATTTCTCCTGTTTGTGATAAAGCATTCTCCATAGTGGAAAATAAATACTGAGTATAGATGTTTTACCAGATCCTCTACAAGCAGCGATTAATGAACGCTTGTTCCTCAAAAACGCATCAACCCATTCCTCATGGAACTTTTTGATTATAATTGGTTTATTGTCATTGTTGAGTTTTAGAATTTTTTCGCAGAAAAATTTGAAATCCATCCTAGCATTAAACATAAGCTCCTCGACAGAATCTACACCAGACTCTTCGAGAATTTCATCACGAAGCATCATGGTATATATATGTACTGAATAGGAATATAAAACTGTTGGATTTGTGAGGCGATAGCTTTATATACTCATTTTACACATATATATACTATGAAGTTCGATAAAACACGAGAATTAAAAGAGGAATTAAAGAAAGAATCTGACAAACATAAAAAGAATTTATCAAAGGCTGCAAAGAAAAGTTCGGTATTAACATTTGAGTTTGCAGAAAAAATGTCAGATTTAGTACACGTTTATGCACAAGAAATTGATGTATGTTATATAATAATGGTACTAGAAATAATGAAAATGCACGCATATTCAAAAACACACGAAGTAAGTAAAATAAAAGATATGAAAAAACTGATGGAAATACAAGCAAAACTATCAGAAACAAATGAAACAACACCGAGTTATATTGGGTGATAATGTGGGCTATATATACGTAATGACAACAAACAAAAAATTGGATGAAAACACTATGGTAGAAATACTGGAGAAGTTTCCATCAATAAAAACATTTGGAAAGATTTCAAGTGCATTTCACGAGATGATGTAATGAAAGCATTTGTATGTAAGAGATGTAAGGTGAAACTATTGGAGATAAACATCGACTATGATAATAGTGGAAAACCGTTGTGTCCAATTTGTGGACAGCGTATATACAGTGATTAATATGAAATGTGCCATTTGTGGCAAAAAAAACAGGATGGAGTGGTTATATTATGGAAGATGGATTTGCAGCGATTGTTGGAGAAAAGAAAAACGAACCGAAGGAATCAAGCGAATTAAAAGAATTAAAGAGGATTACGAAATTGCTGAAGAAGATATATGAGGTTGTAAGATGTTAATGAAGTTAAAGCAAAGAAAAAAACCAGATCATAGGTATTTTTCCCTTTATATACCAAATTGTGTTGGATTGAATACAATAAAAGAAATGTTGAAACACGAATTAGATGATATGAATAATGGTATGAAACCTGGTTGGGGTAAACAAACAACTGTGCTGGGAGTAGAAACGCTTATAAAGGAAGTTGAAAGCTTAAAGGAGCTTCCAGAAAACGGGATTGCTATATTCGTTGAAGCTTTTAAACACACAATAGAAAGAAATGTTAAAACGTGGAAAGTTGTTCCACCAAAACCAATAAAATATAAAATATATTGGTGCGATGATAAATTCGAAACAGAACATCTAGAAGAATTAATGGTGATTAAATGAGAGAAGAAGAACTAAAAAAACGATTATCAATATTAGAAAGAAATAATATTTTGCTATCTGAGAGAATTGCTGTCTTGGAAGAACGATGGATGGCATTTGGATATAGAATAGATATTGATAGTGAGTTGTTAGATTAAGGTTAAAATATGGATTGTATGAGTTTTTTATATGGATTTATAGGTGGCGTTGTATTTACATTAGTAGCAGCGTTTTTGTATACGTATTGGCAAATCAAGCAGTACAAAAAGAATCCGAAAAAAACAGAAGATAAGATAAAAAAGCGAATGGAATCGCTAGGGTATTAATATGGGCTGCTGGACACGAGTTTGTAAGAAACATCTAAAACGTGCAATGGAACACACATACGTTGAAGATGGTGAAAAAATCATATTCTTTGGATCATCGCCAGACGCTGATAGGCGCTGCCGCTGTGACTTTCCAGATTGTAAAAATCGAGCTTATTATGAATGTCTTTATTCTTCAGAAAACTTAATCAAGGAAATAAGGAAAGGCACATTTAAAACAAAACCATTAGACAAAAACTTTTTGGAGTGTAAAATGTAAAATTTTTGGATGATCAAATGATGGCAATTGTTAGAATACTAGAAAAAACACCGCTTATAGGTAAAACTGTAGACGAAGTTCAAGAAGAGTTTGACATAAATATATCAAATCTCAACGGAAGCGATGTTTTATACACAGATATAAAGGTAATGGCAGAAGGAGAATACAAATCAATAAAAAGATTCTGCTTAACATCATGTACTTTAAAGGAGGAGATGAAATGAAACAATTGGATAAGATGAATGAGGTTGTAGAGGCACTTGATAAGTGCGGTGTTATCGTAACTGAAGTTAGTGCTGACCTAGTAAGATATGGTTCAAGCGGAGAAACAGATGGACGCCGCTTTAAACTTTACTGCTATATAAGAGACTTTGACAAAAACGAACAAAGCTTATATGAAAGAGTAGAGAAGATTGAGAAGCTCGTAGTTGAACCGGATCCAAGATTAGTTCATATGGCTAAGAGTGGAAGTAGATAATAATGAAAGATAAGATAGATAAATTAGTGGAAGAGAGAGAAAAAGACTACAACAAACTACAAAATTTGCTGTTTGATACAGTTAAAAAATGGGAGAAAGATTCGATACTTTCACCAAAAGAAAAACAATTTGATATGAATGTTAGTATTCGACCAGTAAAAGAGAAAAGTGGTACTTATATCGAAATCGCAGTGCCACAGCCGAGTATAAAAGGCGAGATTAAAAATTATATACAGATGATCGACAGTGAATCTAATGTTATAGCGTATATATTTATTTTATAAAGGAGGTGAGATTATGGGAGATTTTAATTCGTATGAGAAGAGAGAAATGCACAAAGCAGTTTGTTCCGAATGCGGTAAGGACTGTGAAGTGCCGTTTAAGCCAACTACAGGCAAACCGATTTATTGTAGAGACTGTTATATGAAAAAGAAAAAATGGTAAATATGTTTAATTCTAAAGGATTGCTAAGCAGTACACGATTGGATTGGAGAACGCCAAAGAAGATTTATGCAGAGCTAGACGGGGAGTTTCATTTTGATTTTGATCCCTGTCCAACAAATCCCACATTCGACGGATTGAAAATCGACTGGGGAAAATGCAACTTTGTAAATCCACCATATGGAAGAGAAATCGCTGCTTGGTGTAAGAAAGCTTACGAAGAGCATTTGAAAGGCAAGACTGTCGTTATGCTTGTGGCATCTCGTACGGATACTGCTTGGTGGCATGATTATATAATGAAAGCTGATGAGATTCGACTTATTCGTGGGAGA